GATTGTTTTCGGTTGATTCAGCACTAGGATAGAACCATCGTATCTCACTAAACTTGGCATTGGATACGGCAACAATCTTGCTCATTTGAGCCACGTTAATGTCGCTGTAAATGTAATCACTAACATCAGAAGCTAATTCTTGAACAGTACCGCCCGAATAGACAAAGAATGATTCCCTGCCCATCCACACCGCACCCATATCTACCACAGCAACCCCTTGCGCGCTTACACAGCCGCAGGAAGTGCCGACACGTTCAACCCCATACACATAGGGTGGGCCTGAGTAAGTCGCTGTGTGCGCGTCTGTAGTCGTTAAAATCAACGCTTGGTTCTGTACGCGAACACCGCACTGAATTACGCCAGACGTTTGTAATTCAATTGAACCAGCCTCATTGGTTGCTGCCGCAGTCCACAGATTGTTATTTTCACGATCTGACCACTGTATTTTCCGAGGGTTGCCGCCTGCACCTAGCGCAAAGACAAAGCGTTCATCCGTTACCATGATTGCTGTATTACCCGTGGGTGCGTTACTTAACACTGCCGCAATCGTGCTTATGTTTAATTGCCACTCATAGATTTTGCCGTCTGCGTTAGAACAGGCTAGTAGGTATTGGCCCCATTGATCCATCGACCAGGTAGTTGCTGGCACACCTAGTGTGGATTCAGGCCGTGGTTCACCATACGGGTCATTGCCATACGAGCCACCACCAAATGATGTTGAATCAACCGCAGTTTCAGAGCCAGCCGTTAAGTTGGAGGGCGTTATGTTGTATTGGGCCGAATCATCATTATACACATACAGGTTTTGAAAAGTGCCTACTGCAATCCAGCGATTATTAGAATTATCAATCCATATTTTTAACGAGCGCGGAATGTTTGCCGTTGCTGTTGCAGAGCGTATACGCCAACCTTGTATTGGCTGCATCGTTCCATCGTGCCATCTAACAAGATTACTGTCACGCCACCGCCCCTGGCTTTGTAGATCAGTGCCATTTCGGTAAATGCCTGCTGGAATGTCTAATGGTAATAATGGCATCGTTAATCCTATTTCTTTTTTTCGGCTATGTTTCTGTATAAACTCATGTTAGCCGCCTAATCCGTCAATACCCAAAAGTTTCATAGAACCAAGAGTATGATTCTTTAATATTATTAGCGGTCTGTTTGCCTAGCACATCATCGTAGTCAGAAGGTAATGCTTTAACATTTCCTCTAATTGTGTGGTCAATTGCCCCACCATACACATTGTCATCTTCTTCGGTGATTTGCTTAACCTCTGTAAAATTATGCTTATGTTTAGGTACACCCAAATAATCATAAATCCTATCTAATTCTGTCTGAGGATTCTTTGTTAAGTCCTCATACCTAACAAATAGGATAGGATGATTCTCTAGTAACACCTGATGTAGTCTGTCTAAGGCTAGACCCACTGGTTGAGATTTGGCCCAAATATCCACACGTTTAGCTGTGGTAGTACCTTCCATCTCAACATCGTTACTAATGCCACTAGATATTTTCTGAGCTTTACGATGTTGCTTTTCCATCGAACTAAACACATCTCGTAAATCCCTGACCATGCAGATAACTTTAGGGCTGTCCTGATAAAAGTTAAGGAAGTCATAATAAACTCCCCAACCTCTGCTTTTATCTACAATGTACGGCTTATCGGTTATCGCATTAAAGAAACCCTTAACGCCCTCAGAGCAAAACGCCCTAAAACCTGCCACCATTTCATCACTGTCTTGAGCCTTAAACTCAGGGGAAGTATCAAAGTTAGCTCTAGCTCCAAACACTAATTCTAGTACACCTGATGTAGGGGTAACGTAGAAGTCGGGATGCTGACCTAAGATGTTTTGTAATAAAGTAGAACCCGATCTAGGCAATGATGCTTGATAGAATATCTCCTTCATTACTTAATCCCTCTTGTGTTATTAAGCATTAATTGCTGATGTTAATGGGGTTAAATCTTCTGTTGTCCAAAAATCTTTAGCCACCATAATCTCTAAGTGTTCTTGGTTGCGAGACTTAACATCAACTGATTCAGTATCAGTATCACCTGACGCTACAATCTCGTTGATTAGTCTTACGCTATCCATAGCAGCACTGTAATGCTGTGCGATTTCTTTGGTAGTTACTGTCATTTGATTATTTCCTTGTTATGCGTTTTCAAGCGCAGTTAGTCGTATCTTCAGTGCTTCGTTTTCTGTAGATAGTTGTTGTATTGCTTTTATTGCGTTAGTTAGTAGGTGCTGTGGAGCGAACTCTAGCTTATCTGGGTTATCATCTGAGACAATAATAGAGTCTGCCATGCACTTCTCACCAGCAATAGTTGTCTGAACTTCCTGTGCTATGAATCCATACTTTAGGCCAGAGTTTGCTTTCCACCTTCTCCAATCTGGCATTACTTTAGAGCCGTCTGGGGTGTTATTGTCATACCACTCACGCCTATCCCAGTTAAACGTCACTGGGCGTAAAGCATTGATAATGCCAAGTCCAGCCGAATCTGGTAAGTCTGTGATATTAGTTTTATCACGCTCATCTGATAAACTAGAGATAGATGTATCGTTACAACGTAAGGTTGATACTTGAGCATCACCTAAAGTAAACTGATTATTTGCTGCTGCCGATTGTGGTTTAGCATAATAACCACTACTTGTGTTATTATAACCAGTAGTAGTATTTGAACCACTATAAGAACCACTACCTGTATTCTTATAACCTGTGGTGACCGCAGTCAATGACCTTTGACCATGAGCTGAGTTCATACCGCCTGTGGTGTGAGCCGCTAAAGCATTATAACCAGTAGCTGTGTTGTATGAAGCAGTGGTGTTAGCCTTTAAAGCATTAGTACCACTAGCTACGTTGTATTGGCCTGTGGTGTTAGCCTTTAAAGATTCATAACCAGTAGCTGTGTTACTAGCACCTGTGGTGTTTAAGTATAAAGAATTAGTGCCAGTGGCTGTATTATAAGAGCCTGTGGTGTTACTAAGTAAAGATTTATAACCACTAGCTGTGTTCCTACCACCTGTGGTGTTAGCGTACATAGAATACATACCATTAGCTGTGTTCCTAGCACCTGTAGTGTTAGAGTATAAAGAAATCTGACCAGTAGCTGTGTTCCTATGTCCTGTAGTATTAGTGTATAAAGCCTGATAACCTACAGCAACATTTTTATTAGTCGAACCATCATCGTTAGCTAAAGCCCCAGTGCCTAAACCAACGGATTCACCTACACTGTAACCATCACTTAGCCCATTGATAGAAGTAGCACCGCCAGCAGGTAGGTTAGTTAAGTTAGCTCCTGATCCATTGGGAGCTAGTACAGTTGTACCAATATCACTATCGACAATTACGTTAGAACCGCCATTTTGCAGTGCGCCAGTAAAGTTAGCTGCCTCATCCAACTTTGCAGTATTAGCGTCATATGCTTGTACGTCTGTACCGATAACCAAACCTAAATTAGTCCTAGCTGCCCCTTCGCTAGACGCACCCGTACCACCATTAACTACGGCTAAATCAGTACCCGACCAGTTAGAGTTATCGACTGTGGTTGCAACAGGTGCAATGTCACTCCAGGCTGAACCACCCCAAACTTGCATCTTGTTTGCAGTGGCATTGAAATAAATTGCGCCAATAATTAATGCGTTGCCATCGTTATCTGACGAGGGGGGTGATGCCTTTGATCCCAAATAACGGTCGTCAAATGAGTCATAACTAGCCGCAGCGTTAGTAGCTGCCGTTGACGCTGTAGACGCTGATGTGGACGCATTGCCAGCAGAAGTAGCCGCAGCAGCAGCACTTGTGGCAGCAGCAGCCGTAGAGCCGAATAACGTATCTGTATAGTTCTTAGTTGACGCGTCTTGTGCTTGCGTAGGGTCAGATACACCCGTAATCTTGTTTGCACCCATAGCCAAAACGCCCGACATAGTACCGCCTGCCTTGTCTAGCTTCTGAGTGTCTACTGAGTCTGCGTATGCTTTAGTGGCTGCGTCTGTGCCTGCTGATGGTGTACCAAGACCTGTGATCTTGTTTGTACCCATTGCGATTGCGCCCGTCATGCTGCCACCCGATGCGGATAATTTTGTTGCAATGCTGTTCGTTACAGTAGTTGAGAAAGACGCATCATCACCCATTGCTGCTGCAAGCTCATTAAGCGTGTCTAGTGCTGCTGGCGCATTATCAATGACGTTAGCGATTGATGTATCAACATAGGCTTTAGTCGCTGCATCTGAGTTTTGCACTGGGTTAGATAGGCCCGTAATGGTTGCTGATGTGCCAGCGTCCATATCAAGCGAGCCACTAATGTTCACATGGTTAAACGCACTTGTGCCTGTTTGGGCTGTAACATTACCTGTGACATTTCCTGTCACGTTTCCTGTATGAACGCCAGCCGTATTACCCGTAACATTACCTGTGACTGCGCCAGCTATCGGGCCGACAAAGTTTGTAGCTGTAACTGTAGTGCCTACAACAGTAGAAGCCGCAGAAGCACCAATTTGCGCACCATCCACTGTACCGCCATTTATGTCTACAGTAGCAGCAACCAGGCCCGTAAACGTACCGCCAGCAGGGGTAGCAGCACCAATAGCCACGTTATCAATACTGCCTGAGTTTATATCAATGCCAGTAACAGGCGTTGTGCCGCCTAAAAGATTATCCGTTTTTAACCAGTTAGCATTGAGTTTAGCACCCCAAGTGTCGTCACTTGCTCCCACTTCGGGGCTTACATAGCCATATACAGGTGTAGTTGAATCTGCCATTTTCTAAGTCCTAGTAAGAATTTACTTTAATCGCTAATCCCGAACCGCCAGAAATAGCCTTAGTGCTGTCTTTGTTAAGATTATTTACAGCCGCGTTGTATAAGGCCGCCCACACAGTCGTTCTTGCATCGTCTTTCAAGTAGGGTGCTGTGTGAATGAGTGTGCCGTAAAGATAAACATCAGGTGCATAGGTCAACAGCCAGTTAGTGGTGTTAGACGCGCTTAAACCTGGTGTTCTGCCAGTGTATAAAATATCGGCTGTATAAGTTGTGTCGGGATTAGGCTGCACTTCTAAACTGTTGCCATTGATTGCATAATTAGCTGGTACGCCTACCGCATTATTGTTTGTTGCGCGTAATACACCAAGAGCCGCAGAAGAGGTTAATTTAACTTCACTTGTGCCAGCAGCTTGCAGGCTAATACGCCCTGCTTCTAACCAATCTGACGGAAGTGTGGTGTACTGGCTTGAGATAGCAAGAGTTGAACGGATTTGCATACGCCAATGTCTTACATCACGATTTAAATTACTTTCAGCAAGATCAATAAACGTGTCAATTGATGCCGTTAAATCATGCCGATTTAGAAAGTCTGCGATTGAACTTTTAAGTTCTGCGTAGGTTGATATTGCCATTACTTAGCCATTCTCTTTTTAACGGCTGCTGACAGGTCTTTCTTATGGAACAGGTCTTTACTAGACTTGGTATGCCTTGCCCCCGTCATTGCCATGCCATTAGTCGTGTGGGTTGCACCCTTATGCTCAGTGCCATTTTTTAGGTAATGCTTTACGCCTTTAGCCATTTTAATAACCTGATTTAACAGGTTTCTTTTTGGGCTTCTTTTTGGGCTTCTTGGTAATCATAATGCACCTCCAAAATTGTTAGTGTATTATACCATATTATGCTAGTCCTTTAACATTCCGTTTTAATGCTCCCCTGTGTTTTTTCTTAGAACGCCCTAAATCCCCTGCTGCAAAGGCTTGTGCCATTTGTCGTAATGCGTCTGCGGCTTCTGAATGACCTTCACTCTTATCAGGTATGTGTGACCATCTTTGCTCACTATTAGACCACTTGCGTCTGTAGGCTTTGAGATGTTCTAGTCCTGCGGCACACTTTTCATCATCAATCCAAATATACGGGAACATATCACTTGTTTGCTGTATGCCCCAGAGTAGTTCTTGAATCCTTGGCACAATGCGCCAGCTTGCACCAGGCATTAACTGCTTGAGCATATCTTTGGGGCTTTTATTCTTTAGTTCGCCTTGACGTTTATGGTCGGCATCGTGCGGCAAATACATATCTTCAAACACTAGGTCGAGGCTTTGTAACCACTTTACTGCGTGGCTGTATGGTTCATTCCATGCTTCGTAGAAATTTATGCACCTAAATTCAAGACCGACCTTTTGCACAACGAATACTGCACAGCCGTCACTGCTGCCTATATCCCAAAACGTCATGCAAGGGTGTGATGCAACTACTGGCAGCTTACCTATTCGACCATCTGATTGAGCCTTATTAATTTCTCGTATCCAAAATGCACCTTCTGGAAATTCTAAAAAGTCGGATTCCCACACATGACCATAGGTATCAGGTCGCTGCTCTAAATCTTCTAAGCGTTGCTTATTTAAAACTTCGGGGAACCAAGGGTTATCTTGCCAGCCTATCTTGGTGATCTTGCAATCGGTTGGTTTGTTCTCACGAAAGCGAATGTTTGTAGCCGATGTTTTAGACTGCGGATTCCAAATAATCCAGCACTCGCTATTCTCTTCACGAATAGAGGGCATTAACTTCATGTACGCCTCTTCACTGACTGTTTCAGCTTCGTCAATGAACGCTAACAGAATACGGGCTTTAGATTTAATACTGTCGATGTTGCGTGTTAATCCTGCAAATGAGTAACTAATACGCCCGTCTTTACTGCGTATGTAATGATCGCCACAATCATAGTAATCGTTTAAAAATGGTACGGCTTGAATGGCTGTTTTTATTTCTGCAAATGATGATTCACTAAGGCTGTTCATGTATTGACGTAAACAAAGTATTTGGCCTGATCTTTTGCTCTTGCCAAATTTATAACCCCACACTGCTGTCATTAAAGCGAAAGCGCGTGATTTGGCTCCACCCCTTCCACCATAGGCTGCGCGTATTCTCGCCTCCCCTTGAAAGATAGGAACCAGTTTTGGTGGCAGTTCAATGTCTATTTCTGACATTTAAAGATCACCAAATTCTTTAGCCACCAGGTTAATCGTCGTTGGCGGTGTCATTGACCCATCACTGCTAGTCGTGTCCATCTTATCAGTCTGCCCTAGCCAGTTCTTACCTAGCCATACCAGCATGGTTGCATTACCTTCCATAGCGGTTGAGTATTGGATACGTCTTAAACTCATACGCCCACCTGATTTCTTTTGTCCGATATACTCCGAAAAAAGCAGCCCATGCTCACGCTTACAAGCACTGGATAGGGTGTCATAATCAATGTCTAACACCCCTGCTATTTCTTCACCTGTGCATTGTATAGCGCACATTTTATCAACCTGTCCCCAATCAATAGGAATGGTTGAACCTTTGGGCCTGTGTGGTGGTTTTTTATCTGTCATGCTGCACCCTCAATAATGTTGCTCATTTCAATGTATGGTTTACCTGTACCTTCGTTAATGGCTTGCTTGCCTGTAAACTCTTGCCAGCGTTTAATGATTACGTCACAAAATTTAGGTGAAAGCTCCAGCATTAAACAATGCCTATCTGTTTTTTCGCAAGCCATTAAGGTTGATCCTGATCCACCAAATAAGTCTAAAATGACTTGTCCTGTGTTAAATTTAGACCATATATCCTCAAATAATTTAACGGGTTTTTGCGTAGGGTGTACTCGCTTTTCGCCTTTTTCACTATCTTTGCGAAAACCGTCCCAAATATGCGTAAACATTCTCACGGGCTTTTTTATATTTGTGTAGCACAATTCACAATCCGCATAAGTAACACTTTTACCGCCCTGTTTATCCCAAACTATCCAGCAAGAACTATCAGGTAGAACCGATGAGTAGTGATTAGCTCCCCAAAAATATAGTTCAGGGATATTCATGCCAAGCGCCAAGTTAAAAACATTTTTAGCAACCTCCGAATCATGGTCATTTATAACCGCGCCATAAGATTGAGATTTCCCTAATTTTTGATTTTCTTTGTCTAGCCCGATGCCATAAGGTGGATCAGTAAAAATTGCATTTGGTTTTAGCCCACCCGTTAGCTTATCAACCGCATCAATGCTGGTAGAGTCGCCACACATCAATCTATGATTACCTAGTACCCAAACATCACCTTCGACTGTTGTAGGCGTTTCTGGCGGCTCTGGTACGGCATCCTCATCGGTTAGCCCCTCATTAGGCTCTTCTATTATTAAGCTGGCTAAAAAATCATCATCAAAGCCTAGGAGCTCTATATCAAAATCAAGCTCACCTAGCCTGTCCATTTCTAGCTTTAGCGTGTCTAAATCCCATCCACTATTTAACGCCAACTGGTTATCAGCAATAACGTAGGCTTTACGCTGCGCTTCTGACAAATGGCCTAGCCTTATACATGGCACTTCATCTAACCCTAGCTTCTTAGCTGCCATTAGCCGCCCGTGACCAGCTATGATTCCACTGTCATCATCAATCAATATCGGGTTAGTAAAGCCAAACTCTTTGATGCTAGAAGCCACTTGCATGACTTGTTCATCTGAGTGCGTTCTTGAGTTATTAACATAAGGAATTAAATCCCCTACTTTTAGCTGCTCTATCTGCATATAAATTCCATTTAATGTTCCGTTATTTCTATTTCTTCAACATCCATATCACTGTATTCATCAATCCAAACGACTGCCGCAGCAATTAATAAATCATCTTGTTCGTTTAGCAATCGACCATCGTTAACTTCTACTAAAGATTTTATGAGTAAAGCAAGAAGGTTTGCCCCCTGGTTAACTTCATCTTGATGAATCGGTATCATTGTTTTTCCTTTAGAAGTTGTTCTGTTTTAAACAGATAAAGTCCAAAGCCACTCATGCAGCACCTTTTAGCCTTATTGTTAACTCTTTTACCTTGGCTTTGTACTTAGCCTTGATCGCAATAATATCGTCACGCCTATAACGCTGTGGCTCTTGTGGCCCTTCTAATTGCTCCACTTGATCTATGCCAATCTTGTTAATCAGATTAATGCGGTAATCAATGGCGTTGCCTGATAAGTGATTATTACAGGGCGCACACTGAGCATGGACGTTGTTCTCGTCATACCTTAGTTCTGCTGCTGCCCCTACCGACCTATAGTGACCAGCGTGTATCTGACCTGTGTGGTGTCGTTGACAGCTAATGCAGGGCTTTCCTTTGTCTCTTAGTCTGATGTACTTGTTAAATTCTGGCTGCGCTTCTTTGTGTA